CCACCATCTCACCCTAGTGGACGAATACTTCGAACCCACTTGGGCGTACCAGCTAGCCTCGGTATCAACCGTGTCCCTTTCGGGACGGCTATAACGCAAGAACCAGAGGAATAATCCTCTAGAATCAAGAAGAGGGCACCGCCGCGATTTAGCGACGTAAGCCTTCTTCAAGATGATTTCTTGCCTATGGCGGTTGAACCGTAGTACTCTTAGGTGATACGACGTTTGGATCTATATGGATACCATTCGTCGGATCTTCGCTCCAGGGTACGGGATGAAGCTTTTCGGAAACTGCAAATCCGATTAGCCACTTCCAAAGTAATCCCTGTGGTGTGCAGCGACTTCTCATCGAATTGACGAGAAGGCACATGGAACGCTTGTCCCATGAGGATCCCCTCAAATAATAGGGGGTACACGGTGCACCCATGTAATAATGCTCGCCGCAAGACTCCCGGTAAAACCCGGTAGTATGCGTCTTTGCCTCATTACATCGAAAGCCTAAGAAGCGTAACAGCCGCGAAAGCTTATCGAATAACGGAGTTTCTATAGTGATATCATCACCATAGACGTTAAACGACTTGCTCCCAACGGCAATACACGCGCTAGCAAAAACCAGCGTCTCTAAGGCGAAGGTCATGCCATTTCCCATAAGGAAAATTTGGCATAGATACCCTCGCCCGCTTCTCCAGTATATCGGAGAGAGCGTAGCTTGCTAAGAAACTCAAACCACTCAAACGGAAGTAAGAGTGCGAGAGTATTGATAGCGAGACTATCAGAGGCACCTTCAAGATCTACGGTGGCTATACTGCCATCAGTAGAGCCTTGAAGAGCAGCACGCTGATTTGAAGCCTGGGAATGTAGATTTACGCCAATTCGACGTAATCTACCCTTTAGAAACGAATCGACCGCGAGTTGAAAAGGCATTGCGCCTTCCGGCTCGGGGGCGACCGCTCTATAGGTCTTCCAGTTCTTCGGTACGAACAAGACCCGGTTCCTGGACACAACCTCGGTTCTCGGCTTTCTGTAGCCCCAAAAGGCTGCTAAAGAGCGGAGGAGGTGTGATGCGGCACCGGAGGTAGTGGTATAGCGGCGTTTAAGCTTCAGATGAGGCTGACTTTGCCTTCTGGAGCTCTGTGCCGTTGCGCCCGAGGTCAGCCGAACATGTTCGGGTATTACCTGAACAAAGTTCGCTAAAGGACCGAGCACCAAGCCAATCGTCTTCTGCATTCTGGAAATATACAAATCAAGATCGGGAGCTAAACGCTCGCGCTTGGTATAGTAATAATCCAGACGACGGTTCGTGACCCGACAACGCTCCTCTCCTTTGTAAAAGGAGATAAGAGCAGCTGAACGGCAAGGACCCTCTTCAGAAAACGACGCGTTCTTCTTAAAGAACGCCTCGACTTGGAGCAAGGCACCTAATAACCAACCCTTATGTAGTACAGGGTTGAACTGACCACTTACAGAAGTAAGAGAAGCCAGATCCCTCGCCCTCAGTTTCCCGAGGGTAGAGATAAGGATCTCGTACTCCTGTGTTTCGGGCTCTGCAGTTGACAAGTGATCTAGCAGGTAAAGTCGACACACGTCGTACGATAGCTGCTTCGGGAACATAACGTTCTCCTTAGTCTGATACTGACGGTTCAGTTATGGTATCAGGTGAAGTACTCTACCTAATACCTCCGCGATCAGAGCTACCACAGCAGAGATAGCAACTACAGTTCTTTTCTGTAGTACGTTATCCTGCGCGGGCTCTTCATCCTCAAGAGACCGAAGCCTACTTGAGGAAGTTCTGGGACGTGACGGACGCGGCGAATTCATCACCGGCCACCATATCCTTAAAGATCGTGAGAACCGCCGAGATCGCTGCCGCCTCAACCGAGACGGGATAGCGAACAGTAGCAGACATGATCACTTTCTGCGGAAGAATCACGTCGTTGGCGTCGATTCCAGCGTGAATAACGCTAAAAGTCGTCTCAGCGACAGTTTGATTCCCAACAGGCACGCGGCGACGCTGGACCACAATCTTCGGCATACTCGCCGTGTGTCCGGAAGTCGTCCATGTTTTCGAGTCCCCAGTAGTGGAGAACTCGGTTAGGGTCGTGGACATTGCAGCCACTATTTTACTCCTCTATAAGCCGCTTGAGCGAGCAATGCAAGAAGGTCAACCGCCTTCCAAGCATTAAGCTTTACGGCAAAGTGCGGGGTGAATGAAATGGAAGCAGGTTCCCGATAGTTGACAACTGTCTGACTAGTAACGTGCCGCCAAGGAGCCGTAGTGAAATAATACGGCGACTTAGCGACTGCCCAATGATAGAAATCTCTATCTTCGGTAATCTTACAGCCAGAC